GTCTCTACACAACAAACAAATATAAAATAGAAATCTGAAAAGGAAAAGTCATAGTGTCCTTGACAAAGGGTACACTTTATTTTTGCTACTTTTTTGCTACTTTCTGCTACTTTTGTGCTACTTTTTTGAAGCCATATATGGGTGTCAATTGAGCATCTTAATATTCTCGATCATGTTATTATCCCGTTCCTTTAATTCTTCCATAACGTGTAGATAGATCTCTCTCGTTACCTGACTATTCACATGTCCTAATCGTCTGGAAATAGAATCAATATCCATTCCTTTGGATAATAAGAGAGAAGCGTGTGTGTGCCGGAGAACGTGAGGAGTGACTTTGTGACCAAGTACACGCATAGAATTTTCTTTCAGGTACTTCCGATAAGAGTTATATGTGATCACTTTGCCGTTACGTCCAGAAAACAGATAGATGCTGGATGTACCACTTAAGATGTTGAATGCACGAATCTCTTTCAACAGATCTGCTAATTCCTTCTGGATGTATATGTGCCGGATAGATTCTGGTGTCTTAGGTGTTGTGATTACATTGTTATTGGCATCATATGTCTGGTGGATATCAATATAGTTCTTTTTCACGGATTTCTTTTCGAGAGCGATCGCTTCACCGATACGACATCCGGTAAGGATCAGAAAACGTGTAAGGAGCTGCCAACGTCTGACAGCCATTTCAGAGATTAGCTTGTTAAACTCTTTCGGCTCCAGGTATTTGTCTGCTACCTTGGCATGCTTAGACGCATCCTTGTAGCGTGTTAATTTATCCAGATATCGTATATCCTCTATATAGTCGTTCTTATAACCCCAACGGATCAGTGACTTGAATCTGGTAAGCATCTCATTCTTGGCTGAATTGGACTTCTTGGTTCGGTCAAATCGTTCCCGGACATACCGGGCATTGAGTTTGCTCACAAGGATATCCTTGCCAATCACGTCTCTCTTAAATGAATTACAGAAATATTTGTTTCTTTTATATGTACTTTTTTTGACGTTTAGGAGTTGGTAGGAAAGGTATTTGTCTACCAATACCCCAAAAGTTAAAATATCGACCTCTGACGAGCTTTCAGATAGCTTTTTGGATATTCTGTCGTTCAGAACTTTTTGTGCTGCTTTCTGATTCTTGGAAGAGTATGAATCCATTGTGATAGATACATATTTATCCTTGCCGGTCATTTCATCAAAATAACGCTCGTTAAACTTGCATTTTCCATTTGGTAGTATCTCGTACCACATAATAAGCACTCCTTTCTTAAGGGTATAAAAAATACACCCTATGCAATAAGGTGTTATTTGTGGTATACTTGACTTGCTGATGGTCTTTATACCACAACACCTGTTGTGTATAGTGACTTGTGATCTGCTCCGGCGGCAACTGGGGCAGATCGTTTTTTATTGACTTATCAGTATATTTTGCTATAATATACTTAACAAGAGAGCCGGTGACTAGATTAAGCCTAGCCGCTGGTAGTAAAGATGTTACAAAAAGTAGCGCCTTAGTTTACCAGGCTGAGGGCGCTACTTTTTGCGTTTAATGTAAATAACAAGAGTTATAACAGCGCAAAGCATAATTACAAATTGGAATAAATCACTATATGTAACCATTGGCACCAGCTCCCTTCATAAGTAATCCAGCAGCTGACATATCGCCCCACCGGCTCCCCGGTTAAATATGTTATTGTATGCTCCGGAGTGAACCGGAGCTTAACATTCAAATTCAATTAACTCATTTAATTTATCCCTATCCCAGAGCTTCACACCTAATTGTTTGGCTTCATCTTGTGCTTGTTGGGTGAAATAACGATTGGTTATTACTACCGCAATATCCATATGATATAAGCATTTTCCTGTGTGGGCTTGCTGGATAGCATCATTTCCCACATTATCAGAATAACATTTGCATTGGAATGCATAGGAGATACCGGCTTTTTCTGCTAATATATCTATGCCATGATCACCGCTTGCCTGTGTAATCTTAATATCTGTAAATGCATTCTTTTGTAGAAGATAGCCACAGTATCTTTCAAATTCTAAGCCAGACATTTCATCGTAATTTTTATTTTGATAGTCTTGATCTTGAACCTCATATTTTTTGTTAGAGAATGATTGTGGTATACATTCGCATATATTTAGAAATTCATCTTTGGTAGAAGTAATGTTGTATTCATTGGTACTTGGATTATATGAAATTATCTTGAATTTTTCTAAGATATCTAAGTAGTCTAATAATTCATCTTCGTTCATGCTATCGTAGACATCATCAACACCTTTATCAAATATAATTTCGCCAATGCATAAGAAGATATCTCGATCAAAAACTGTATGTTTACAATTAAATAGTGAAGGATCATAAATATCTAGAAATTTTTCTAATTCTTCTGGTATCATTAGAATCTGTCCATATTGACCTATTATATTGGCTTCATGTAATTGACGTATAATATCCTCAAGACTAGATTTTTCTAAATGATATTCACGCATTAATGGTATTGTTTTGATGCGTTGTTCAGAAACAACTTCTCGTGCAATATCAATAAATTGTAAATGTACTCCTGGTATGATCTTTCTTTTGGACCTATATAGTGGTTGTTCCTCTGGTAATTCGACATTGCTATCTTCAACGTAGTATTCGTCTGGTTCTACTGATATATTTTCTTCGCAATCTAATTCTTCTGGTACTGATTCATTCTGGAATATGTCCTCTGATGGAAATTCTGATGCTTCATCAGCAGCAGTATTTTGAATTTCCGTATCGGGGGTGCCTAAATCTAAGTTGCTATCATCCATAAATGTAGAATCTGAAACATTTTCAGATTCTTCTTGTGTTAAATTGTCGTTCGTCTCTAAAGTCGCTGTTGATAAATCTTCACTAAATATTTGTTGTAATGTATTGTTTGCAGAAGCGATAATGTCTGGATCACATGTAAAATCTTTTTCGTGAGGATCTATGTTATTTGGTTCTTTATCATGGAGTTTCATCCAGCCAAACATTTTTTCAATCATTTGTATGCTCCTTAAATAGATATTACTTTACTTTTACTTTACAAGTAACGGTTGCACGTGATTTCATTTTCAATGTTATTTTTGCTGTACCACGTTTTTTCCCAGTTACTTTTCCTTTTTTGTTGACAGTAGCAATTTTTTTGTTGCTTGAACTCCACTTAGAGATTCTATCGCCATATGTTGATTTTTTTATTTTTAGAGTAAATGACTTTTTTTTCTTCAATACGATAGATTTTTTGTTTAATGATACAGTTGCTTTTAATTTAGGAATAGAACGTTGTTCTTCTACTTTTCCACAATCGCAATTACGCATTTCTATTCCGGTGGATAATGCAGTTGCATCTTCGTATATATACCAATCACCTAAAACGTGATTATTAGGATCAATGGGTATTGTACGCGTTTGTTCATCGTAGCAACGGCGGCAGTAGCGATCTTCTGATCCAGATTCTCCACAAGTGGCTACTTCGTAAACGCTCCAACTTGACCAATCGTGACTATTATATGCAGGAATATCCGCATATTGGATATCGTTACATACATCACAATATCTCTTTTTTGTACCTTTAGTATAGCAGGATGGTTCAGTGTCGATATACCATACATCCCATTTGTGATTTCCGGTTGGTTGTATATCTTCATAATCATCTTCGTAGCAAAGTGAACATGTACGGACTTTATATCCATAGTCGCCACAGGTGGCTTCCTTGGTTATTCTCCATTCAGACCATTGATGATTACATTCGGCATGAGATGTGAATGGGAAGCTTAATAAAACAAATGCAGATAACAATAAAAGTTTATTTTTCATAAGAAGTCCTTTCTACCCGATCTTATGGGCATAATATTCTAATGTGTCAACGCATCTGTCTCGATTTTCAAAGTCTAATTGCAGGATATGTTCCAATTCGTGAATATATCCATCAACCTGCTGCTCTTGATTTAGCCGGCTGTTAATAAATATAGAATAGCTTCCGTCTTCATTTAGTGTAGAAGCGGCAGGCACGCTATTCTTAAAATCTAAATAATGCACAAAAATGTCACTACTCATTAAATCGCTCCTTTCTCTTTAGTCTTTATAATAGTAACATACCACTTTGACAGACTGTGGCATTATTCATGATTTTCTTTTTTCTTTAATGCAGATAGCATTGTATGTACTGTCTGCAAGTCTTCTGGAGAAGCATCTCTTGCAGCATCAAATAATAATGAGAGATCTTTGTTCTCGTATATCTCTTGCGCAATTTCCCTTGTTTTAGGATTAAGATAGTATTCGCTCTCAGGTTCTTTTTCTTCCATTAAATCACCAATGCCAACGCCAAGCCACCGAGCTATTGCTTGTATTTTATCTGTTCGTGGCATTTTATTTGCATTGCACCAATCGGAAGCAGTTGCTGATGAAACATTCATAAATTTACATAAATCTGCTTGTGTTTTTCCTGCAGCGTTCATATAGTAATTTAATTGTTTAGCGAATATTATACGTAAAGTTTCTTCTGCCATAATCAAGCCCTCGCTTTCTTAATGTGGATTAATTATACATCTATATATAAAAAGTTTCAAGCTAAAAGCGAAAATATTTTTGCGAAAAAATAAAAAAAATTAACTTTAGGCTTGACAACTAGCTTAAAGCGAGTATAATGAGAACTAGCTTAAAGCTAACAAGCATAGGAGGTGATTTGAAAAGCATGAAGATATCAATTAAAGGTGCAAGAGTAGAAAAGGGAATGACACAGAAGCAAGCAGGAGATGCAATGAATGTAACCAAGGAAACAATATCAAATTGGGAACGTGGAATTACTGCACCGACTGCACCGCAGTTGTTAAAGTTATGTGATGTTTATGGTGTCCGTGTCTCTGATATTTTTTTGCACTAAATACTAGCTTAAAGCGAGAAAAATAAGGAAGAAAATTATCGCGGAAATGATTTCCGCAAATTTTTTAAAAAAATACCATTATAAATTGAGTGGTTGTAGAAAGGAGAGAACGTTGATTAAAGAAATGAAAGAAGAAAGGGAAATCCTCCATAAGCAGTTGTTAAAACTTGCAGAGGATCAATCCATTACCCATCTGCCGGATGAAGATAAATATATATCATCTTCAATGGCTGATATTTACAATTCATTACATTTGAGACAGTTTAGCTTGGCGCTGCTTCTCTTTCTCGTTGCACATCTCATCGTATGTAGTGCGATAAAGATTGTAAATATCAGTAGGCGATTTTCCTGTTAAATCTTGATTTTGAACATAAAGAATAGCGAGTGCTTGTAATTCGTTAACAGGGAATGAGCTGAAGTGTATGTTGTCTGACATAACAATATCTCCTTTCATAATTACTCGGCATGGCAGTGCCTGTAATTGAATTATATAGGAGATATGCAACTAAGACAATAGGAGAATAATGATGACAGTAGAAAAAAGGGTAACAATACAGTGGCTGTATCTGCATCTACTGTACACAATGATTAAATTAAACGATCAGCAGTACCAGGGAGTAGTTGAAATGGTGAAAGCTTCCAAGCTTCCGCAAGACTTCGTTTCCTGTCTGCTGAGAGTGTGTGAAAGGAGAAGAGGACAATGACAATCACTAATTTAAGAACCATATCAGCAGCACCTTATAAGACTAAGAAGCAGATTGCAAATGAATTTGACTTGTCACCGGATACGGTAAAGGTAAGAATGCATGAGATGGAGAAAGAAGAGGAACGGTATGGCAGAATGGCAGTTATCCGAGATGGCGGTATTGTACTGATCAACTACCTGGCATTTCTGGACTATATCTCCAACAGAACACTATTAACCAATAAGAACACAAGAAAGCATGTGCCACCTTATGATCCGTCTCAGATAGCAAGGGATATTGGTTGGTATGCGGATATGAATGAGGAGGGTTGTATGTGACACGCAAAGAGGAGAGATTAACTGCTATGCAGAATGTAGGAGCGGCAACATTCGCCGGTGGAGTGATATTAGCGTGCATGGCAGGGAATCCACTTACACTTATGATCTGCATGGGAGCCGCTGTTATAGGATCTGTTGATACATTTGTATGCGGGATTCTGTTGGACAGGCTAGGACAAAAAAAGAAAGACCTATGAATACTTTGGCGAGTAAGGTCTTTCATTCAGCAAATGCATAACGCATTTTCTGTATTTTAGCACGAACGGAGGATATTGGCAATGGCTTATTTTAATACATGCCAGTGGTGCGGAAGCAATTTGGATCCGGGAGAAAGATGCGATTGCCAACGTATCAAAGTAAGAGAACGAGAAGAAAGAGAAAAGGAGATTGGGTTAAGAGATGGAGGGCAATATTGTTTTAAATTCATTGAGAGAGCAGGGTAAGAAGCGGACACCGGTAGACATTATGCATGAGATCAATATCTTGCTTGCTATGATGCCAAGTAACACTAAGGTAAGGGATAAGAATGATCCGGAATGGTATCTGGACCATTTGGAATATGATTCTGAAGAAGATGATATTTATTTTATTTGTAAATAGTAGGAGGTAAGGATGAACGAATTAGTAGAAGTTAAGGTGAATAAGAGCCTTGGAAAGATTGAGAGCAACTTAGCAGATGTTAAGGCTTCCATTGAAGCTTATGTTAAGGATTATGAGAATTATGTGGTAACAGAGGATACTGTTAAGGATAGCAAGCAGTTAGTCACAGAGCTGCGAAAGCAGAAGAAAGAATTGGAAGATAAGCGCAAGCAGATCGAGAAAGAGTGGAACGCTCCGATAGAGGTGCTTAAAAAAGAAGTAAAAGAAGTGACTGCTTTGTTCGACAATACAATCATTCTTATCAATGGTCAGATACTTAAATTTGATGAAGATCGCAAGGCTAAGAAGAGAGAAGATATCCGCATAGCATACATGGAAGTTATTGCTGTTGTTGATATGAACAATGAATTAGAGTATTACTGCCCGTTAGATAAGATTTACGATTCCAAGTGGGAGAATGCAAGCGTTTCAATGAAATCAATCAAAGAGGACATGCAGGAGAAGTTAGATGCGGTCGGAATGCAGATTGGCACCATCCGGAGTATGGAATCAGAGTTTGAAGAGAAAGGATTGGAAGAATTCAAGAAGACATTGAACCTTCAATCAGCAGTTCAGTTGATGAATCAGTACAAGAAGCAGAAAGAAGAAATTCTTGCCGCACAGGAAGCTGCTAAGCGTGCCGAAGAGGAAGCTAAACGCAAGGCAGAAGAGAGAGCCGAAGAGGAACGCAAGCGGTTAGAAGAAGAGAAAGAAGCAGAGCGGATTGCAGCAGAGCAGAGAGCCGCAGAAGAGAAAGTCGAAGCGGAGAGACGTGCTGCAGATGTGAAAGAAGAACCGTTCCCTGATCTTCCGGAGATGGAAGAAGATCCGTTCGTTGAGCCGGAAGTACAGGAAGAGATTCCGTTTGCAGTAGATGGTCCATTTGAAGATGAACAGCCTTTTGGTGAGGATAAGTTATCTATTCGTGTAGAATGTCCGGCATCTCGTTCTAAGGAGTTAGAGGATACGCTTAACAATATGAATTTAGAGTGGAGGTACATGTAGTGGAAGGAAAGATATATGAAGCTATTCCGAAGATTATGGCAGAGATTGGAGCAATTGGCAAGAATCAGAGGAATACACAACAGAATTTCATGTTTCGTGGAATTGATGCGGTTATGAATGGAATCAACCCGGCATTGATCAAACATGGAGTGTTCATTGTGCCGGAAGTATTGGAGCAGACACGTGAGGAGCGCACAACAGCAAAGGGTAGCAAGTTAATCTATTCTATCTGCAAGATTAAGTTCTCATTTTGCGCGGAAGATGGTTCTCATGTAGATGCGGTTACGATCGGTGAGGGAATGGATAGCGGAGATAAAGCTACGAATAAGGCTATGGCCATTGCATTTAAGTACGCGTGTTTCCAGATATTCTGTATTCCAACCGAAGAGATGAAAGATCCGGATGCAGAATGTCATGAGATTGTGAATGAGAAGATTGAGGAAACAAAGGTGAAAGCTATTAAGTCACTTGCAGAGAAGAAAGGTATATCAGAAGCGGCTATATGCAGTCGGTACAAAGTGTCAAGTTTTGCAGAGATGACATTTGATATATGGAATCGCGCTATGCAGGCAGTTGAGAAGTCAGCAGATAATCCAAAAGGGGCAGCATGACAGGAAAGATTGTAGAGATTACCAGAGCATTATCGGGACGGTTTCATTTGACTTTGGAACTGAATGAAGATGATAAGGTCAAGACAGTGTATGACCAATTACATGATAAACCGTTGATTGATATAGATATTAAGAATCATAGAAAGAAACGATCGTTGGATGCCAATGCCTATAGTTGGCATCTGATCACGGAGATAGCCAATATACAGAGGGCAAGTAAGGATGATATCTACGAGATATTGATTGTTCGATATGGTCAGCCATTATTTGATGAGAATGGACCGGTACAAGTGATTCTTCCGGCAGATGCGAATCCTAATATCTTAGGGTTGCACTTGAAGAATATCGGAACGGAATATGATCTGAACCATGAACTTACACATTATGTAGTATATCGTGGTCAATCAGATTATGACACAAGAGAGATGTCAGTATTTATAGATGGTCTGGTAGACGAAGCAAAAGAGTTGGGAATCGAGACCTTAACTTATGATGAACTTGAAAGGATGAAAGCAGCATGGAAAGCATAATTCAGAAAGAGAAAAAATGCTTTTTCTGTGACAGTGTATCCGGTGGAATATGTGGGTTGGAATCGCATCATATATTCCCTGGATCTAACCGGAAATGGTCAGAGAAATACGGCTTGAAGGTATGGCTTTGTGGTGACGAACATCACCGGAACGGTCCGTTATCCGTTCACCAGAACAGAGAGGTAGCAAACCGATTAAAAGCAATCGGACAAGCCAAGTTTGAAGAGACCTATGGAACAAGAGAGGATTTCGTTCGGATATTCGGACGGAATTACATATAAGTAACTTATTAACGTATCTGAAATGCATGTGTTATACACCACAGAAAATACATGCACCTGCCGCCGGTGGTCGGCGGTGGGAGAAAGGAGATATATGGCAAAGAGATATAACAAATATGGAGCACATAAAACAACGATAGATGGTCATACGTTTGATAGCGCAAGAGAAGCAGAGAGATATTGTGAACTTAAGGTAATGGCAAAAGCTGGGGTGATTAAGCATTTGGAGTTACAGCCTAGTTTCCCTTTACAGGATGGTTTTGAATGCAAAGGGAAGAAGTATCGACCGATTATCTATAAAGCTGATTTTGCGTACACAGACGAGCATGGAGAGTATGTTGTGGAAGATGTCAAGGGCATGGAAACGGATGTATTCAAGTTGAAGCGGAAGATGTTTATTAAGAAGTATGGTGATCAGTGTGATTTCCGGATCATCAAGTAGGGGGGTGTGAGTATGTGTATTGAGGAATATATCCCCTATGGAAAGGACAATGCAATATCCAGAAAACAGCTATGCAGGGTTGCATGTTTGAGTGATCGCCAGATGAGACAGGAGATTGAAGATGCAAGAAAGAGATGCCCGATCATCAATCTACAAGATGGAAAAGGATATTACAGACCAACTGCTGAGGAAAAGTCGGATGTTGAAGCATGGCTTAGAATCCAAAAGAGCCGAATGAATAAGATCCGGGAAGCTATGCTTGGTGCAAGAAATTACATTCAAGATGTATCAGGGCAGCTTAGTTTATTTGACTGAGGTGAGTAGGTGAGAAATTACGTTAAACTTGACCGGAAGATACTGGATTGGGAGTGGTATTTGAATATCAACACAAAGACATTATTTATACATATGCTCTTAAAGGCTAATTGGAAAGAAGGTCATTTCGAGGGTAAGACAATTCCCAAGGGTTCATTTGTGAGTTCGATACCTAAATTATCAGCAGAAACCGGACTAACAGAAAGAGAAGTGCGAACGTCAATAGGTCACTTGAAAGCGACAGGCGAACTGACAGTCAAAACTACTAACAAATACAGCGTTTTTACAGTGAAAAACTATTCTTTGTATCAAGCAAGCGACACGCAGAGCGACAGTCTAACGACAGACTATCGACATTCTATTGACAGTCTAACGACAGCAATAGAAGAAGATAAGAAAGAAAACAAGAAAGAAGATATAAGAGTATCTAAAGATACTCTTTGTCAGACAGATGTCCGACGAGCCGTGGAAAAGTGGAATGAATTATCCGCCTGCGGAATCAAACCGGTAACAAAGGTGAACAGTGGTTCCAAGAGATATGATTCCCTATGTGCAAGGATTCGTGAATATGGGATTGATACTGTGATAGCTGCAATCGAGCGGATTAAGGACAGTGACTTCTTGCAAGGGAAGAATAACCGTAATTGGATAATCACATTTGATTGGCTGGTAAAACCGAGCAACTTTCCGAAAGTTCTGGAAGGTAATTATGACAATAGTGGAGGTGAGAACAATTCAAGACCAAGATATTCAGCAGATAACAATGGATCAGATCAAACGGATTCAGAAAAATGTAGGGAATTCTGGGATAACCTATAAATGCCCAAGATGTAAAGATCAAGGATGGGTAGGGTATAAAGGAGAGGATGGTTATTTTTTCGCCAGAGAATGTGAATGTGGGATTGTTTCCAAGAAGAAGATGGCGGGAATGCTTGCATTTGCATCTATTCCGGATAGGTATAGAACTCTTGTGATGGCTGACTTTGATACGAAATGGTATGGAAATGATCAAAAATTTGCAGAGAACATTAAAGCGGCAGCAAGAGGATACCTTGGCAATTACTACATGTTAGAGGGCAGAGGATTATACATTTACTCGAATACAAAGGGAAACGGCAAGACAAGGCTCGCGTGCATTATAGCGAATGAATTGGTCAAAATGGGTATTATTGTTAAATTTGCCACTGCAGGGGATATCCTGGAAGAGATCAAGAAATCATGGGATTCAAATACAGAGTATGGTCTCATGAGCGACTTGAAGACCGCGGAAGTGCTTGTGATTGATGATTTTGGGACTACTTCAGCAAAGGCATGGATCAACGAGAAATTCTACCAGATTATCAATGCAAGATATGTCAGCAAGAGACCTACGATATTCACTAGCAACTGCGATCTTGAAACGTTAGAGCGGATGCAGTATGACCAACGGATTACAAGTCGAATTAAAGAGTCATGTTACATGATCATGTTTCCCGGATGTTCTGTGAGAGACAAGAAGAATGCAGAGAATCAGATGGAAATGAAAGGATGGTTAGGAGTTGGCAAGTAAGATTGATCAAATGCTATATAAGAAATTCCGAGGTGACAATCTCCGGTACCAGAGTTTTATCAATGGATGGAATGAGATGGTCATATCCGTTAAGAAAGGTGCTGCAAAGCGTGGCATTGATCTGAAAGATATACCGATTGTCGGGAAGGATGAGAAGAACGATGACAAGGTATGAAGAAGATAAGAGGTTTAATCAGCAAACCGGTTTGTGCATTACATGCGGACATCAGATGGCGGAACCCGGAAAGCTAAAATGCTTTGACTGTGCAGAAAAGGACAGATTGCGGATAGCAAAGAATCGCAATCGGCAGCGAGAAAGCGAGACATCTAAGGCACGTTATGAAAGTCGAAAAGCAGCCGGATTGTGTGTTTATTGTGGGAATAGAAAACAGGAGCATGGACTACGGTGTAATCAATGCTACATAAAGAGCAGAAAATACAAGCAACCGAAAGATATAAGACGATCAGAGCGTGTAGCATACGGATTATGTTACATATGTGGCAGACCTAAGATGGAAGATAAGAAGGTCTGTGAGATATGTTACAAGAAGAGATTGAGCAGTATACGAAAGATCTGCTACATGCCAGTATCAGATTATTGGAAAGGTGAGAATGATCTGTTGTTTGCAAAGAAAGGATAGTAAATGAATTATTTGGAGTTTTTGAAAACCAAGATAGAACTTGCACCGAGCAGTGGCTTTGAGGTTGAACGGTCAGAAGTGAATACAGCATTAAAACCACACCAAGTAGATGCCGTGTTATGGGCGATCAGAGGTGGTCGCAGAGCATTGTTTGAAGCATTTGGACTTGGTAAGACGGTGCAAGAGATTGAGTTTTGCCATTTGGTGGCAAAGCATAAAGGTGGACAGGCTTTGATTGTGCTACCGCTTGGAGTGCGACAGGAGTTCACCAGAGATGCGGTTGAGGTTCTTGGATATGGGAAACCGGAATACTGCAGAACAATGGAAGAGGTTAAGCAGTCAAAGGCGGAGATCATCTTAACCAATTACGAGAGAGTCCGAGATGGAGACATCCGGCCAGAATATTTCACAGCAACATCGCTTGATGAAGCCAGTGTATTAAGGAGTTTCGGAAGTAAGACCTATCAGACATTTCTTGATAAGTTCAAAGGTGTTCCGTATAAGTTGGTAGCAACCGCCACACCCTCACCGAACAAATACAAGGAGTTGATCCATTATGCGGGGTATCTGGAAGTGATGGATACAGGACAGGCACTTACAAGATTCTTTCAGAGAGACTCCACAAAGGCGAACAATCTGACATTATACCCGAACCAGGAAGATGAGTTTTGGTTGTGGATATCTTCATGGGCCTTATTCATAACAAAGCCGTCAGATCTCAATCCAAATTATTCGGATGATGGATATGATCTGCCACCGTTAGATGTCAGATGGCATGAGTTACCTATCCACTATGGGGATACGGTTGACAAAGACGGACAGATGGAATTATTCGCACAGGCTTCCGTAGGGTTGAAAGAAGCAGCCAAGATCAAGCGTGAGAGTATTGATCAGAGAGTGGCTAAGATGAGCGAGATCATAGCAGAGAATCCGGATGAACATTTTCTCTTATGGCATGATCAGGAAGCAGAGAGAAAAGCAATTCTTAAGGCAGAGCCGGAATGTGTAGATATACATGGATCTATGGACTATGACCTGCGAGAAAAGAGGGTGCTTGATTTCTCCAATGGCAAGACAAGATTGTTTGCAACCAAGAAATCAATATCCGGTTCCGGTTGTAACTTCCAGAGATTCTGCCACCGTGAGATATTTGTCGGCATTGATTATGAATTTAATGATTTTATTCAAGCAATTCACCGGTGCTACCGGTTCTTACAAAAGGAAACAGTGATCATTGACATCATTTACATGGAGAATGAAAGGGATATCAAAGATGCGCTGATTGAGAAATGGAAGAATCATAATCATATGGTTGAGAAGATGGTTGATATTGTGAAGAAATATGGATTGAATAATGCAGGCCGTGAGCTTGGATTAGAACGGAAGATGGGAGTTGAGAGAGTGGTAGTAAAAGGAGAGAAGTATACAGCAATCAATGATGATTGTGTGGAATGGACGAAGCAGATGGAAGATAACACGGTCGGGTTGATTCATACATCCATTCCATTCGGTAATCACTATGAGTACAGTGCCAATTACAATGATTTCGGACATAACCAAAATACAAAACGGTTCTTTGAGCAGATGGACTTTCTTACACCGGAACTGCTTAGAGTTTTAAGACCGGGAAGAGTGGCAGCTATTCATGTGAAAGACAGAGTACTTTTTGGCAATGCAACCGGTACTGGAATGCCGACAATCGAGCCATTTCATGCGGATTGTATTGAACATTATATGAAACATGGATTTCAGTATTTTGGAATGATCACAGTTGTTACAGATGTGGTTAGAGAGAATAATCAGACCTATCGGTTAGGATGGACAGAGCAGTGTAAAGATGGTTCTAAGATGGGAGTAGGTTGCCCGGAGTACATTTTGTTATTCCGTAAGCTGCCAACCGATCGGAGTACTGCTTATGCGGATGAACCAGTATCGAAGTCTAAGGAAGAATATAGCAGAGGTCAGTGGCAGTTAGACGCACATGGTTATTGGAGATCATCTGGTGACCGGCTGATTGGAAAGGAAGAATTGCAGCACTGTGATACAAGCAATTTGCAGAAGGTGTACCGGGAATATTCCAGAACGCATACATATGACTATGAGGAGCATGTCCGGCTTGCGAATAAGTTAGATAAAGATGGCAGACTGCCGGCTACATTTATGGTGATTGCCCCTGGTTCATGGAATGACTTGGAGGTATGGGATGATATTAACCGTATGAAGACATTGAACACAGAGCAGAGCAAGAGAAGAAAGCAGATGCACGTTTGCCCGTTGCAGATTGATATTGTGGAGCGTATTATCAACCGATATTCCAACGCAGGAGATCTTGTATATGATCCGTTTGGTGGGCTGATGACAGTACCAAGACAGGCGGTATTGATGCATAGAAAGGGTATGGGATGTGAGTTGAATCCAGATTACTTCCGTGATGGTGTGGGATATCTGCAAGCGGCAGAGCGCAATGTCAATACACCTACACTGTTTGACTTTTTCGGTGGAAGAGTGAATTGAGGTGTTGTGGGTGTTTAAAAACAGAGATCCAACATAACAGTCATACATAAAAGAGCATAGAGAAATGAAAGGAGAAAACAGTATGAATACAGTAGGATTACAGGAACTTGTAGGTGGGGCTTTACAGGAGAAGTTCAATAAGTCATTTGAGAGAGTTGTGGAGAATCTTCAGGATACGAATACTCCATACAAGAACAAAAGAGAGATTTGTATTAAGTTGAAGTTCACGCAGAATGAGATGCGGGATGATGTGTCATGTGAGGTGGATGTTACAGAGAAGTTAGCGCCACAGGCAGGTATGAGAACAGGATTCTGTATCGGAAAGGATCTTAAGACAGGAGAAATGTTTGCAGAGGAATATGGCAAACAGATCAAAGGTCAGATGGCATTTGAGGATTATAAGGAGCCGACCGGTACATCAAATGTTGATCCAGAGACAGGAGAAATCCTTGAAGAAACCGTTGTAGATTTTAGAAAGGCTGCACAGTAGGCAGAACAGGTGAGAATATGATTAAAGAAGCATTAGAGTATCTTGTTAATGAATTAGCTCCGGCAAACATCCGTGAGATTCAGTTAGAGGATGGCAAGACCGGTACGTTTTCAGATAAGAGTTTATATCGCGTTAAGCCAGAATATCCGATGGCTTCCGCTATTACTATGAGTACGCTATCAAGTCTCTTGGATTACATCAAAGCAAATATTGATGAAATGCAGGGAAAAATGATCATTCATGTTGTAAGTCCAACTAAGGTTAGATTGTATTCGCAGTTAATTGGAGAGAGACAGCGTGAATACATGGTTGATGTAGTTGCAGATTTACCGAAGTTTCCATTTGATGAGTTTGTAGCGAATGAGAGATTCATCATTGGTGTACAGTCAAAGTTTATGAATGATCCAGAGGGCAATAAGGACCTGGTGTTAAAGTTTGCGGGTACCGTTGAAAGCGGAACAATTGCACAGTATAGCGATGATGGAGTATCGCAGAAAGCTACAGTCAAGAAAGGAATTACATCTACGGAGCAGGCACTTGTGCCAAGTCCGATATCATTAAGACCTTTTAGAACTTTTGTTGAGGTGGAACAGCCAGTATCTGATTTCATTTTCAGAATTAAAGAGGATAAGTATGATGGAATTGCATGCGCCATTATTGAAGCAGATGGTGGAGCATGGAAGAATGAGGCGATGTATAACATCAAGAAGTATTTACAGAATGAATTAGCGGACTATTCAGATCAGTTCACAGTTATCTCGTAATAATATGCCGCCTGTCTTCTGGATGGGCGGCAGTATAAAGATGAAAGGAGTAAGAGGTTTGCCGGCAGAAAAGACGTCTTTACTCCAACAACAAAATGGAAAGTAATGAAAAGATTCAGATAGAGAGACAGGAATACAGGGAGAAGAAACAACGGCAGAGACTAGAGTTCTATGCCAAGCAGAATCTTCCTTATGCGGTCAAGGTGAGACGTGCGGCACAGAGAGTGCATGAGTTTGTCAGAGAGATGGATAAGCGGGGATGTAACTGTCATGTATCGGTTGGTGGTTTGGATAGTATCACATTGCTAATGTTTATCCGACGTCTCGGTTATAAGGATATACCGGCAATAAGTGTCAGTAATGTGGAAGATAAGAGTATCCAGATCATTCACAAGCAGTTAGGTGTTGAGGTTGTGAAATCTTACAAGACCAAGGTACAAGTGCTGAACGAAGTAGGCTTCCCGGTCATATCCAAACGGATAGCCGGGAAGATAGATACCTTGCAGCATCCAACAGAGAAGAACAAGACTGTACGACATGCCATTATCACAGGAGAATGCGGCGCACAGGGGCATTATGCTACAAATAGCAAGATGAAATTACCTAAGAAATGGCTGGAATTATTCGGCGGTTATGAGAATGAAAACGAGGGAGTGAATTACCAGATCCCGAATTTCATGGTATCAGACCGGTGCTGCTATTACATCAAGGAAAAGCCGTGTGATGATTGGGCGAAAGCACATAACAGCCATGCTTTTCTTGGAATGATGGCAAGCGAGGGCGGTCAGCGTGAGGATGCAATCATAGAACATGGATGTAACTACTACGGAAAGGGTGTGATGCGATCTGCACCATTTGGACCGTTCTACAGACAGGATCTGTTGCAGTTGGCATTAGATCTGAATGTACCGGTGCCGGAGATATATGGAGAGATAGCAAGGAAACCGGATGGCACATTATACACCACCAAGGCACAAAGAACCGGATGCGGTATGTGTGGATTTGGAATTCATATGGAGAAACGACCACACCGATTCGATCTGCTTCGTGAACGCAATGAGAAAGAATGGCACTTCTGGATGTATGAATGTTGTACTGATCCCAAGACTGGAGAGAAGTTCGGTTGGGGCAGAGTGCTTGATTACATCGGAGTGGAATGGGAAGACCGGTATATAGACTGGGATTCAAGACAGATGAATATGTTTGAGATGTTAGGAGAGTGATAAATGTGGAAGACATAAAAGATTTTGAGAGAAAAGTGCATCATCCCAAACCACCAACGCTTGAACAAGTGATACATGATGAAGAATCAGACGCACACAGAGGACATCTGTTGTTCCCTGATCAGCCGGAACTTGCAGAGTTACATGATGCCACTCATTATCAAATGGCACAGTGGTTGAAAGAATTAAAAGAGTACAGGGAACAGGCGGTTAGGAGGAAAGTATGATAGATGGTGAACTGATAGTGGACAACTTCGCCGGTGGTGGTGGAGCTTCCACCGGTATAGAAATGGCTACTGGAATGAGCGTTGATATTGCAATTAATCATGATCCGGAAGCAATTAAGATGCATAAGGCGAATCATCCAAGCACCAGGCATTATTGTGAATCTGTCTGGGACGTAGATCCTATTAAAGCCTGTAAAGGACACCCGGTAGGATTGGCATGGTTCTCCCCGGATTGCAAGCATTTTAGTAAGGCAAAAGGCGGCAAGCCTAAGGATAAGAATATCAGAGGTCTTGCATGGGTGACGTGTAGATGGGCGGCATTAGTTCGCCCCAGAGTGATCATGTTAGAGAACGTGGAAGAGTTCAAAACATGGGGTCCGCTTAATCGATCACACAGACCGATTAAGAAGAAACAGGGAGAAACATTCAAAAAGTTCGTGCGGCAGTTGGAAGAATTGGGATATGAAGTGCAGACAAAAGAGCTTGTGGCTGCTGATTATGGAGCACCAACCAAGCGAAAGAGATTTTTCATGGTTGCACGTTGTGACGGTCAGCCGATTACATGGCCAGAACATACACATGCTCCGGCAGACAGTGAAGAGGTTAAGAAAGGATTGTGCAAGCCTTATATAGGGGCATGTACAGAGATAGATTTTTCCCTGCCTTGTCCGTCTATTTTCGATACATCAGAGGAGATCAAAGAGAAATACGGTATTCGTGCAGTGAGACCATTAGCCACTAAGACGATGGAGCGTATCGCAAGAGGATTGAAGAAGTTTGTTCTGGATAATGCAGAGCCGTTTATTGTTCAGTGCAATCATAGCGGTGCAAATTGGGATTATTGTAGAAATATGAATGAACCTTTGCCTACGATTACAGCAAAACATGGATTTGGAATTGTTGAGCCATATATAGTGCAGATTGGACAAACAGGTTTTACAGAAGATCGGAGCAAAGATGTTAGAGATCCATTAACAACGATTGTTAGTAAAAATGAACATTGTCTTATAAGTCCTACTCTGATCCAATATCATTCAGAAACAACAGATAGAGCCGTTAGGGGACAGAAGTTAGATCAACCGCTTAATACAGTAGATGGATCTAACAGATATGGTCTTGTGACATCGTTTCTGCATAAATACTATGATGGTGGATATCAAGGCGCTGGTGATACGTTAAAGAATCCATTGCCTACAATTACAGCAAGAGATCATAACTCAATATGTGCTGCAAGCCTTATTCAGATGAACAATCATTGTGATGGACGCGATATCAAAGAACCACTTCCTACCATCACCGCAGGAGATGGACATTTTGGAGAAGTTCGGGCATTTCTGATCAAATACTATGGAGAATGTACCGGACAGGACATCAAAGCACCGCTTGACACAGTTACAAGCCATGATCGGTTTGGACTGGTGACAGTGAATGGTGTTGATTACCAGATCGTGGATATTGGATTAAGGATGTTAGAACCTAGAGAATTATATGGATGTCAAGGATTCCCAGATGATTACATAATTGATCATGATTATACCGGTAAGAAGTATAGCCGGACGGAACAGGTCAAAAGATGTGGAAATGCAGTGCCGCCGCCATTTGCAAGAGCATTGGTAAAAGCTAATTTGCCGGAATTGTGTAATCATGAGCGTATGCCAAACATGAGTATAGCAGCAGAGAAGAATGGTCAGTTGAAATTTGCATAAAATCGAATTGTGTCGAATTATATCAAATAATGCGAACTTTGGTAATTGAATATAGACGGTTGGAGTTATACAATTTTCCTATCAGATACGAAAGGAGAAGATGTATGGCTAAGTGTATTTGTTGTGGAATGAGTGGTGCACAATATGAACATGTCGGAGGAGGTTATGTTTGTGATAACTGCGTGGGTTCATATTTTACATGCCCAGATTGTGGAAGAGTATTTGATCGTGATGATTATATTCATGGCGATGCAGGAAATGGATTTTGTGCTGAATGTGCCGCAGATCACTAATCTATTCAAAATGATAGATGGATACCAACCGTCAATATTCGATGGTTGGTATTTTTTTATGCAAAAATAGGAAAGTGAGGTAAAACATGAAGGTAAAACCAATATTATTCAATACTGAAATGGTACGGGCGATTCTTGACGGGAGAAAGAGTTGTACAAGACGAATCAATAAAGATGCCAATGATTATGTTGTGCCGGATATGGATTTTTATGATTCTGATAAACGTACTTACGCAGTGCATAATTATTCAGACAAAGAACACAAAGATAAGTTAAGCATAGCAGAACGTACCTGTCCGATATGCCCGGGCGATATCCTGTATGTCAGGGAAACGTTTGCATGGTGTCCTTGTTGGGATTGTGGAATGGATACTGAACCGGGAGCATGCACCGACCATATATATCATAGGGAGAAAAAAGAATATGGATGTTATATGTACCGTGCTTCATGTGAGGACAATGAGTATCCATCAGCAGATACATGGCATCCGTCAATCCACATGCCGAAAGAAGCGGCACGTATTTGGTTGAAGATTACGGACGTAAGGGTGGAGCGGCTACAGGATATTACAGAGGAGCAAGCATGCATGGAGGGCACAGACCCATGGGATGAAGCATGCTACGAAAACAATGGATGGCATCCAACGTTTTCGAACCCAAATAGTGGTGGAGACCCTAATATGATCGAGGGATTTCATAAACTTTGGAACTCCACCATCAAGAAAACAGACCTTGACCGCTACGGTTGGGACGCTAATCCTTTTGTGTGGGTGATTAAATTTGAACGATGCGAAAAACCGGAAGGAGAGGAGTAAGCATGGAAGAAAGATATTTGTTTAAGGCAAAGAGAGTTGACAATGGAGAGTGGGTAACAGGTAATCTTGTGCGGTCGAATGATTGCGAAGATGGTTATAGTGCAATTATCATTCCGACAAATAATAGTAATATGTTTACAAAATGTGAGGCTAAAGGAGATTTGGGGTTTGAAAATTGGTATAGAGTAGACGAAACCACAATTTGCCAATGTGCAGGCTTAAAGGACAAGAACGGCAAACTGATTTGGGAGAATGATATTGTAAAAGACTTATTTAGTGATGCTTGTGCACAAATCAAATACGGCAGTTATCAGAGTTGCTTTGATAGCACCAAAACTGAACATGTTGGATTTTATGTAGACTGGTCAGGCAAGTATACTAAAAGATACAGAAAAGATTTAGGTTATTGGATAAATATGGTTAATGCAGAAGTTATCGGCAACATATTTGATAATCCAGAGTTATTAGAGGGAGAGTGATAAAGAATCATGACAGAGTTGTTTTATAAGCCATTAACACCAGATCTGCGGCAACAGATCAATGATTCAATAAGAAATAGTGTGAGGAAACTTAACACATGTCAGAATAATGTATATGTGAATATGCAGAAAACGGCATTGAACGCAACAAAGATGTTAATTGATGCATTGCCAGATGGTTATCCAATGCCAATGTATAGAAGATGATAAGGGGGTAAATTTATATGTGGAATTGGGAAGATGAATGTTTTGAGCCGAATGAATTTGATGAGAAAATCGAAGAGTTGAAAGATGAACTTAGAGATTCGGTGAAAAAGGAAATCAAAGATGAGATAGAGAAGTTACGTAAAGAAAATAAGAAACTGCAGGGCATAAAGAAGAATTTCGAACAAGTAAAGAAAGACTTTGAGAGAAAGAAAGACGAGTGTGACAGAGCAATACAGGCTGCGGAGTACAAAGCCAAGCAAGCCAGACTGAAAGAGTTAATGGAACATTATAAGGTTATTCTTTGGTCGGTAGACCGTGACTATAAGTACAAAAAGAAATGTGATAAGTGTGATAAATACAGAAAGATCCAGGTGACATTGCCATCAGGGAGAACTGTAGACGATGAGTGTGGATGCAGAGCGTGTAAGCTAGTGTATCATCCGCGAGAGAATGTGCTGTACGAATTAGCCGAGCGGAACAGAAAGGTTAAGGCATGGTATAAGAAAAAAGGAGACGAAGGAGAAGAGTATTATGTCGCAGATGCCTTCAGTGAATATGCAAAGGTAATAGTAGATCACAACAAGGATTTCAAAAAAATAGAGGGAGAGGAATTAAGAAAAGTATTCTTCACAACGAAGGAAGAGTGTCAGGAGTTTTGCGACTATATCAACAAGAGAAATGAAATTGAGGGATATGACTACGACTTAGACGGACATAGATTGGAGTGGTAAAAATGGCAAAGGTAGATAGAAAGTTACATGATGCAAGAATAAGCGGCGCAGCATGGATTCTGGATGTAGTGAAGAATCAGGGAATGGATGCGGCAGAACAGGAGATCAAGAGAAGAGGTGGTGCATTTGTACCAATGGAGATTAACACAGGCGCGCTGAACGATTTTGAAAACAGAGTCAAGGCACAGACAATTGATACCATATGCCTACTGTCTGCGGTAACGCTCCGGGATGAGTTTGGATTTGGTAAGGAACGTTTGAAGCGATTTGTCGAACGGTTCAATGAGAAAGCTGATTGCATTGGTTCTGATTATGTGAACTGGTCAGATATGATCGAGCAGATGAAAGAAGAATGCGGGATTGACTTCACCATACGCACAAACGAGTAATAGACAGAACTGTCGTAAAATGCTATAATACAAACAAGAGAGCCTAGAGCCATATAGTGAATTAGAACATCGAGAGATGTCTGGTTTGCTATGTGGCTCTTTTTGTATTTTGGAGAAAGTTGGTGATAGAGGATTGACCAAACAAGAGCAAGCAGAAAGAGATTACATGTCTGGAATGAAATATAAGGATATAGCGGAAAAGTATGGTACCACTATCAACACGGTTAAGAGTTGGAAGAAAAGGTATGCATGGAATAGAAAAGGGGGTGCACCCAAAGGAGCGAAAGGGTGCACACAAAACAAAAAGAATGCAACCACTCCACAGCTAGTAGTATATGACGGTACCAAAGAGACATTGCAAAATGAAGAGTTGACACCAGAACAACAGATGTTCTGTATATATTATATTCGGACGTTCAATGCAACACAGAGTTATCAGAAAGCATATGGATGTTCGCATGAATCAGCTATGTGTGCAGGATCACGTCTGTTAAGCAATGTAAGGGTAAGGAAAGAAATAGAACGCTTGAAAGAGATTAAGCGTCAGAACATAGTCGCGAGTCCAGACGATATCGTGGAATTGCAGATGCGTATAGCGTTTGCTGATATCGGAAACTATGCAAAGTTTATGAATGATGGAATGGGAAATGTTGTTCAAGTGTCAAATTCTGCATTGGTGGATACACAGATTATACAAGAGGTCAAAGAGGGAAAAGCCGGAGTGTCAATTAAATTGGCTGATCGTCAGAAAGCTATCGACTGGCTTACGGCTCACTTCATGATGAACCCTATGGATGAACATAAGGCGGAATTCGATAAGAAGAGATTAGAGTTAGAGTATTTGAAGTTAGATGCACAAATTAAGGCAGATGAGGTGGCAGATGAAGATCCGGAAGACAACTTTCTTGAAGCATTGAATGCTGCGGCTACAGATGTATGGGGTGATGAAGATGGATTGGAATAGTATCGACTCCATACATAAGCGAATAGTCGAACGTGTGAAGAAATCCGCACAGATGAGACGTGCGAGACTGAAACAGAATGCATTTGAATTCAAGCCGTTTAGCGTCAGGCAGAAAAAGGTGCTGACATGGTGGTGCAAGGATAGTCCGGTTAAGGATAAGGATGGAATCGTGGCAGATGGTGCTATACGATCTGGAAAGACACTGTGCATGTCGTTGTCATTCGTGCTGTGGGCGATGTCAACATTCAATCAACAGAATCTTGGAATGGCAGGCAAGACAATCGGTTCATTCCGGCGAAATGTGTTGTTCTGGTTGAAACTGATGTTGAAATCACGGAAGTATCACGTTATTGACCATAGAACGGACAATATGATAGAGGTCTCAAAGAATGGGGTAACAAATTATTTCTACATATTCGGTGGTAAGGATGAACGTTCGCAAGACCTTATCCAAGGTATCACGCTTGCGGGCATGTTCTTTGATGAAGTGGCACTGATGCCGGAATCCTTTGTAAACCAGGCAACAGGTCGATGCTCTGTGGATGGATCTAAGTATTGGTTCAATTGCAACCCGGATAATCCGCGGCATTGGTTTAAGCTGAATTGGATAGATAAGGCAAAGGAAAAGAATCTGGTTTATCTGCATTTCACAATGGATGATAACCTTTCGCTCAGTCCTAAGATTAAGCAGAGATACCGGAGCATGTACGTTGGAGTATTCTTCAAGCGTTTTATAGAGGGTATCTGGTGTGTGGCTGATGGATTGGTGTATTCCATGTTTGACGAGGACAAGCATGTGATTCACGGAGAATGCCCGTATTCGCCTATGCACCACGTTAGTATCGATTATGGTACAGTCAATCCATTCTCTGCCGGTATATGGGGATTTGACGGCAAGAGAGCCATAAGAGAGAGGGAACTTTATTACAACGGACGAGAGAAAGGTGTCCGGCTAGATGATGAAACATATTACCAGAAGTTGAAAGAGCTGATAGGAGATACACCGATAGAGTATATCATCATAGATCCATCGGCTGCATCATTTATTGAGGTAATCAAGAAGCATGGTGAATATATGGTGAAAGGTGCCAAGAATGATGTGTTGGACGGCATTCGAGTGACTACAACGTTTCTGAACACAGGGCGACTATTCGTTCATGAATCATGCACCAACACCATTGAAGAGTTCGGATTGTATTCATGGGATGAAGAAAGCGGAGATGATAAGGTCATTAAGGAAAACGATCATGCAATGGATGATACAAGATATTACTGCAATACGTTCATGCGTAAGTGGTTGAGATGGGAGTGCTGATATGGGATTGATTAGATTAATTAAAGGAGTGATCGGGAAAATGTTCAAAAAAGAAGCTGAGAAGATATTTGGTTGCGATATTGTGACATCTGCGTGGATGGATGCGGAGATACGGAGATGGTACCGTGTGGTAGGCGGCAGTCCGGAGTGGAAGTCAAAGGATGATGATGTGAAGTCTATCAACTTCGCTAAGTTCCTCTGCTCGGACACGGCCAAGAAGATATGCCTTGACATTGATATCAATGTGACAGGATCTGCAAGAGCGGATTATCTGCAGGATGTTATGGAAGAGTTGAAGAAGGTACTTCGGGATAAGGTTGAGGATGCCTGTGGTGTCGGTGGAATCATGTTTAAACCAAACGGTTCGAATAATGTGAAGAATTGCATTGATTATGTACAGGCAGATGACTTTATGGTTACGGAGAAGACCACAAACGGAGATATCAGAGGATGCATTTTCATTGATTATGTGCAGGTGGGTGATGATCATTACAAGCGTTTGGAATATCATAGATTCGCGGGCGAACATTATCTGATTACGAACAAGGCTTTCAAGTCAAAGTCACATAATGCATTAGGCCATCCGGTATCACTTGATAAGGTACCGGCATGGGAGAACATGGAAGAGGAGGTATCTATTGACGGCTTAGAGCATCCACTATTTGCCTACTTCAAGATGCCGATGAATAACACCATAGACTATGATAGTCCACTCGGTGTTTCTATCTTCTCCAATGCCATTGAGGAATTGAGAGATCTTGATATTGCGTGGAGCCGCAAGGGTGGCGAGGTTGAGGATAGCAAGCATATGACCTTTGTAGGACCTACGGCGGTGATGTATGCAAATAATAATGATATTAAGTTGCCGCGTTTTCTTAAGCCTGTTGATCTCGGAGACGATGTGACAAAAGATCCTGTGCATGAACATGTGGCTACCTTGCTTACAGATCAGCGTATAGCGGATATCAACAGTGTGCTGTCCATGATTTCAACCAAATGCGGATTCTCACAAGGTCAATTTGTTCTGGATCGAAAGACAGGACAGATCACAGCCACACAGGTCGAGTCCGATGATCATGAGACGATTGAGACTATCAAGGAAATGCGAGATGCACTTCGGGATACTATCGAGCAGTTGATCTATGCACTTGATGCGTATGCAAGTCTGTATGATCTGGCGCCGCTTGGAGTATATGAGACATCATACTCATTCGGAGACCTTACATACAACTATGATGAGGACAGAACCAGACATTGGCAGTATGTAATGCAAGGCAAGTTCCCATTATGGAGATATTACGTGAAATTTGAGGGTATGAGTGAGGAAGAAGCGAAAGAGATTGTAGCGGAAGCACAGGGAGAGAATCAACAGGAAGGATTATTTAAGGAGGAGTAATGCTAACACCGGAATACCTATGGTCTGCGGCAGATGTCGTAGTCAATACATATGATGAAATGAATAACTGGGCGATTCGTGATATGGCAGAACGAATAATGACAGCAGAGTTGTATGGTGACAAGTTGCCGGGGACTGCCAGATACAGAGCATGGATGATGAACCAATCCGGTATGCATTATGAGGAGATGTCTAAGAAACTTGCAGAGATCACTAAGAAAGCAGAACCGGACATCATGAAATTATTTATCGAAGCCGGACTTACGTCTGTTGCCAATGACTATGCACCGTTTGGCATGGAGCCGTATGATATCACTAAAGATAAGGTTGCCACTCAGATATTAGAATCCGTCTATAAAAAGACAAAGGGAGAGTTGCACAACTATACCAGAACCACATTAGATCAGAGTAATAAACTCTTTATTGATGTGCTTGATAAGGCATTTTATGAGATATCTACCGGTATGCGATCATACAATGAGGTTATTCAGGAAGCTATTGAGACAGTATCAAAGGAAGGCTGCACGGTGAAATATCCAAGCGGTCATGTGGATAAGCAAGAGGTAGCTGTTCGCAGAGCTGTAATGACAGGAGTAAGTCAAGCATCATCACAGATAACATTGCATAACTGTGAGGTGCTTGATACGGATTATGTGATAATTACGGCACATTCTGGGGCAAGATATTCAGAAACAGACAAGATTGCAAATCATATAGGATGGCAAGGTGGTGTATATAAATTACACGGAGTAAGCAGTGAAAAGTCAGAAGATGTGGATAAAATAATAAAGTACAATCGACAGAGAGGTATACAATTTCAAGGGGATGTTATTCCTAATTTGGAAGAGGAAACAGGATTCCCCAATAATCCATTGGGATTGTGCGGTTATAACTGTCGACATAACATAAGAGCATTTCAGATAGAATATATGGATCCTTATTCTGTGAATCCAGAGATAGACGAAGAGAAAAGCAACAGAGAATATGATCTTATCCAAAAGCAGAGAGCAAAGGAGCGTTCTATTCGTGATACCAGGAGAGAACTGATCGGATTGGATGCTGCCATTGGAAAATGCAAGGATGAAGAGACGAAGTTCAACCTTCAGATGAACTATGACAAGACCGCTAAGAAGTTGGAACGTCAGACAGATGCATATAACCAGTTCTGTGATGAGAATAACTTGACCAGAGATTATAACCGTATGCAGACTGCGAAGTTTGACAGGGAACAGGCATACAAGGCTACCAGAGGGGCGAAGAGATATTCAAATAGTATTGAAAAAAGCACTAATAATGATATAATGAAAAGAAAGAAAAAAGCTGAAAATGCGATTGAACCTATGCCTAAAAAGCAACTTAGAAAAATAGTGAAAGGATTTGCAAAGCAGGGCGGAAAGATTCAAATGGATGCATATACAGATGAATATTTGAAGTCTAAGAAAGCTGAAGCGATTACATACAATATGAATACAATTTTGTTGCATACTAATCCTGGAAGAGCGGCAGTTTTCGAAGAACTTATACATGCAACGCAATACCGGCAAGGCAAGAATGATGGGTCGTACGTCAGCAGGGTGCTTTGTGAGATAGAAGCGCAGAAGAAATTATTGAAGTATCAAAATGAGTATAAATTAACCAAGCAAGAGGTAAAACAAACGAAATTAGCATTAGATTCATATGAAAAAGAATTGAAATTATATCGAGAGGCAGGTGGTCAACATGATTAAAATAGAGAAGAATAATGCAGTTAGAGGATTAGATACATTCTCTATACATGGTGACGTTAAGGATATATCTTGTGGATATAGTTTTGAATATGAAGGATCAAAATATATCGTTGAGTCGGTTGCTATGGTTAAGAATGTTAATAACCGAGTAGGAATTAATGATATAGAGGTTGTTGCTAATAAGATTGATGGTTGACAAAGAAGGTGATTTGTATGGGATTTGGATCATCAACAATATTCAAAAACATGGTTGCAATATTGTGATAGAAATGATAATATAGAGGTGTTAGATGGACATTTGGAAGAAAGATGACGAGGCGAAGTGGTTGCCATGTCCGGTATGCCATCAGCCGAAGATGCTAAAATATAATAGTGAAACCGTATTGAAATCATTTCCGGCATATTGTAAGTGGTGTCGGAAGGAGAGAATAATCAATTTCGATGCGAGAAGAATTAAGTAGAGCCTAAGAGCCGAGTATTAACAAGAATACTGGGTTCTTTTTTATTTGAAAACGTGAGCCGACTGTAGTACCGCTTATAGCGATTGCAGCCGGCTCTTTTTTTCTTCTTACCTCCTTTCAATATGAAAGGCCCGCTGTAAGATTGCTGACTTAGGAGCAACATCTAATATTCTCCAGGATGTTGTAGCAAGGTTCGAATCCTTGCCAGCGGATTACCGTGCACGGGTTTATAGTGCAATTTTCCACCACTGCTGACGGAGCAGTTAAATAAAACGATGAAGGAGAATAGAACATGCAGAACATTTTAGAGATTTTGAAAGGTATCGGCATTGAGGTACCAAAGGACAAGGCAGACACGCTCAATGAGGAAGTGGCTAAGAACTACAAGACCATTGGCGAACATGACAAGAAGGTCAAGAAGTTAGAGACGGAGCGTGATGGCTACAAGGAACAGCTTGACACCGCAAACGAAACACTCAAAGGTTTTGAGGGAGTAGATGTGGAAGAGATGAACAAAAAACTGGAGCAGTATAAGACCGAGAAGAAAGAGATGGAAGAGAAGCATAAGCAGGAGATCTACAAGAGAGATTTTGCGGATGCGCTTTCTAAGGCAATGGAAGAGGTTAAATTTACTTCTGAATCTGCCAAGGATTCGGTTCTGCGGAAGATTACAGATGCGGATCTGAAGCTGATTGACGGTAAGATTATCGGTCTGAATGATATGATCGCTACGATCAAGGAGAAAGATGCTTCTGCATTTGTAGATGAAGAACAGCAGAATCTGGAGAATAATAAGCCACAGTTCACCAGAGGAACACAGGGTAGCAAGGAAAAGAAAGGTCATATGACAATGACCGAGTTGTTTAAGATGAAGAATGAGAATCCGGATCTGGATATCTCACAGTACATTGGAAAGGATGAATAATTATGTTATTTGATGCTAAGAACTTCAACGGTGAAGTATTTGGGACATATGTAGATCAGGTCAAGAACCTCAATCGTAACCAGTTAATTCAGTCTGGTGCGATTGTTGAGAATAACCAATATGCAAGCCTGTTAAAAGACCAGGTAGGCGGTAACTACATCACTGTACCTATTAAGGCACGTATCAAAGGTACTGCCGGTAACTATGATGGTAACACAGATATTACCGCTGAGAGCCGTAAGACTTACACACAGGGACGTGTTGTAGTTGGACGTCAGCAGGGATTTGAGGAGAAAGATTTTGCATCTGATATCTCCGGAGAGGATTTTCTTCCGGCTACGAATGAGATCGCAGAGTTCTGGGATGATGTAGATCAGGCTACCTTGCTTGCAATCATGAAAGGTATTTTTGCAATGACAGGTGCAAAGAACCTTGAATTTGTCAACGGGCATACATACGATATCTCCGCAGATGTTGAGAATGGTACATTTGGTCCAACAACATTGAATACTGCTATCCAGCAGGCCTTAGGAGATAACAAATCTAAGTTCAGTTTAGCAATTATGCATTCAGTAGTTGCTACTAACCTGGAGAATCTTAAGATTGTTGCTTACGCTAAGTACAATGATGCGGATGGTATGCAGAGAGATGTTGCTCTCGCTACTGTGAATGGTCGTATTGTCCTGATTGACGATAATATGCCAACAGAGAATGTCAAAGCTGTGGCAGAGAAAGGCAATAAGGGTGAGGATGGTTATGTGGCAGCACAGCCAGCATACACCAAATACACAACTTATGTATTTGGTGATGGTGCAATTGAGTACACCAACTGTGGTGCGAAAGTTCCTTATGAGATGACAAGAGATCCTAAGACTGCCGGCGGTAAGACCATCATGTATGCACGTCAGCGTAAGTGCTGGGCTCCATACGGTATCTCATTTAAGCAGCCTTCTGTAACTTCTCCATCGGATGAACAGCTTGCGGATGGTTCTAACTGGGAGCTTGCAAACTCTAACGAGAGCAGCACACCGGAATACTTCCCACATAAGGCAATCCCAATTGCCCGTATTATCACAAGAGGGTAAGGTGAACGGCTATGGCATATGCAGACTATGAATTTTACACAGATGTATATTCCGGGAGCGCCATAGCCGAGCCGGACTTTGAAAGAATGGCTAACAGAGCGAGTAGATTGGTTGATGTGGTAACACATCGCCGTCTGTTTAATGCTTACCCGGAAGATGAATACACAGATCTGCAGATCAAGATGTGCGTTTGTGATATTGCCGATAAAATGATGGAGATTGACAAGTATAACAAGGCTGCAGCATTGGATGAATCCGGTAATGCAAGCCTTGTGAAGTCTGTATCTGCAGGATCTGAAAGCATTACATATTCAACAACAGATACGAAGTATGCGGAGCTGTCTAAGGATGATAGCAAGGCGAGAGCGTATTATCGTTCCATCGTAACAGATTATCTGCAAGGATTGGCAGATGCAAACGGTATTCATTTGTTGTATGCGGGGGTGTGAGAATGTATAACGATACAGTAACGGTATTCAATTATTATGAGGATAAGAAAAAGAGTATTTGTCGGTGGTATCCTACCGTGTTACATGATGTAGAGTTACAGATCAATCATGGTATTACCGTCACAACAGATGGAAATGCCAATGATAATACGGCAAGCCTGCATATTCGGAATGATCTGGATAAGTACCTCAATCCGGTTGCTTTCAAGAAAGCAGAGGACAGGGAGAATCATTTCACATTAGGTCAGAAAGACTTCTTTGTAGAGGGAGAATTGGCCTTGATCGTGATAGAGGAAGATGATTACCCGAATGGATTCTTTGAGAATATTAAGTCAGAGTATGACAATGTATTCAAGATCACTACAGTGGAACGCTACAAGGTGATTCCACATTTTGAGGTAGGTGGTAAGTAATGCCTGATATTCATGTGAAGTCGGCAGATGGACGTATTGATATTCATATCAGTAGTGATCGTATCATGGATAATGTCAAGGCGGCTCAGAATTATCTGGATAATGCGGTGCTGACGGATTGTAACCAATATATTCCTTTCGATAATGGAAAACTAAAGGAAAGTGGTATTCTCAACACCGTTCTGGGTAGTGGTGTAGTACAGTGGAAAACACCGTATGCACACTACCAATATGAGGGTGAGAAGTACATAGATCCTAAATATCATTGTGGAGCATTCTATGTACAGAATGTCGGATATCGCAGCCGAAAGGGTGTGCCGAAAGTGCCAAGCGGAAAACCACTACAATATCACACCGAGGGAACCGGTGATCATTGGTTTGAGACTGCAAAGGCAGCGAATGGAAAAGAATGGATTCAGAATGTTAAGAAGATAGCAGGAGGTAAGTAATGGAAGAAGTAGAAAAACTATCGCAGATTGAAGTCAATAAGATGCTTCGGACTGTATATGAATATGTGAATCAATATGAAGAGTTGAAAGGATTGGAAGTATGCTTTGAGACCTTTGCAGAAGGTACAAGCCTTGCTTTATTCTCTCAACCGGGAGCGCATGTTGTGAAGCGGTTTGTGACAGGTGGTTTTCGGGGATTTCTTCCGTTCTGCCTGGTATATCGTTCGAATCCTACCAATGATAATCAGCGGTTGAAGAAACCGGAGTATTTGAGTGCATTAGCCGGATGGATGGCAGACAGTACCAATTATCCGGATTTAGAGAACATAGAGGAGATCGAGCAGACCTCGGTTCCATACCAAAGTAATACGGATGAATCGGGTGTCTCTGATTATATGGTAACTTTTAATTTATATTACAGAAAGGAAGATTGACATGGCAAAGTTAAAGAGAGAGGCATTGCTACATTATATTGATGCTTCGTTTGGCGGTACTGGTTCGCCACAGTGGTTTCTGATCGGCAAGGATATTGATGATATGTCAGTAGATCTTGGAGTAGATGTAGAGACCAAGAAGAATATTCTCGGTGAGACATCGGTAGATGATAAGGGCTATGAGCCTAAGTTGTCAGCAGATCCATATTATGCGAATCCGACAGATTCCATCTATGCAAAGCTTAAGGATATTGCAATGAACCGAAAGACCGGTTCTGATTGTGAGACCAAGATCCTTGAGGTGCTTGTAGACAAGGATACAGGACCGTATGATGCATGGACAGAGGATGTAGTTGTGAAACCGCAGTCTTACGGTGGTGGAACAGAAGGTGTTGCGATTCCGTTTGACGTAAGTTTCAACGGCAACCGTAAACAGGGAACTGTAACAATTGCAGATAAGGTTCCAACCTTTACAGAAGGAGAGTAGTAGTATTCGGACGTGGTGAGAGCCATGTCCGATTTTTAAACGGAGGTATATCATGGAAAAGATTGTTATTCAGAGTGGTAAGAAGGTTTATCAGATCGTTGATGAACGTGACAGAGAGTTAGGTGTTATTGAAATTGATCCGGCAGATGTGGGTATAATTAAGCGTGCCGAAGATGCTAAGAAACGGATTATGTCTCAGATCGACAGCGTGAAAGACATAGATACGAAAGCGAAAGACTTTGCAGATAAGGTTAATAAGGCAGATGAAGAGATCAAGGCGGCATTAAATGATATGTTCAATTATGATATCTCTTCTGTAGTGTTTGGCAAGACACACAGTCTGTCTACCCACAAGGGAGTGACATTTGTAGAGCGTTTCTTAGAAGCAGTTACACCGGTGATTGAAAAGGTGTTTGAGGATGAATCAACTGCCATAGCGAATCGTGCGGCAAAGTACACCAAACAGTATCACAACAACAACCGCCGCAAGAAGCGGTATCATAAATGATAGGCGATCTTCCTACCACGTTGAATGTGGCAGGTGTCGATTGCCCTATCCGGTATCGGTTCAAAGACTGCCTTACGATCATGCAGGCATTTGAGGATGATTCTCTTTCCAATGATGAAAAGATCCTGATCATGCTCGACATACTTTATGAAGAGGATGAATTTGGCGAAGATACGATATTGGAAGCCGTTGACAAGGCTATCTGGTTCTTGTCACAGGGAAATACCCAGCCTGTCAAGGAAGAGAAACCATTGTCGCAGCTGGATAAGGATGAACAGTTGATATTTGCAGCCGTCAATGAGGTAGCACATACAGATATTCGTACAGATGATAATATGCATTATTGGACTTATTTAAGCTACATGCAGGCTATCAGTTCGCATTCGTTGTTTGCGAGTATCGTCCGTATTCGTGAGAAACGGAACAAAGGCTTGAAGCTAGAGCCGGAAGAAAAGAAATTCTATAAGGAACATAAAGAGATGATTGATCTGCAAGATCCTACCGAAGAGGACAAGGCATTTGTAGATTTTATCAATAGCATAACATAGGTTTGAGAGCCATAGAGCCGCTTAGAAAGGAGAGGTTCTATGGCTAATTTTGACGGAACCGTAAAAATCGATACAAAAATAGATCATGGAGGTTTTCTGAAAGGTTTTCAGAAAATGTCTGCACAATCTCAAAAGCTGAAAAATTCTATCAGCGAAACCACACAACAGATTGATAAGTTGCAAAAGGAACTCAATGAGCTGCAGAATGCACCGTTGGAGAGTACAGCAATTAACAATATGTCTGCACAGTGCGATACATTGGATAAGAAATTGCTTGACCTATTAAATAAGAGAGAACAGCTTGAACTCGACACTGCTAATACTATGGGTGGAATTGGTTCGGCGGCTATTCCAAATCAGGCATCTTTAGATTCACTCATGCAGAATAATAAAGAGTGGCAGAAAATCACTGCGGAGATCAATAAGACGGATGCGGCACTTACCAAGTATGAGAAGAAGTTAGAACAGGCAAAAGCTACCGAGCAGAAGAAGAGAGATACTGCTATTGACAAGAAAGCAACTGCCATTGAGAAAGCCACAAATAAGTTAGATGTGTACAAGACGAAACTTGCCGAGGTACAGGAGAAAGAGAGTGGAATAGGAAAGAAACTTGATAGCATATCCAACCTTGCAAAGAAAGGCTTTGCCAACATGACAAAGTCCGGCAATAAGAGTAATGGTATGCTTGATAAGTTGAATGGATCTGTATCACGGTTCACTAAGCGTATCTGGGGTGTGCTTTCAAGCGCATTGGTATTTACGGTGCTATCGAAAGCATTTACCGCGTTGAGAGAGAAGATAGCCGCTACAACGAAGCAGAATGCACAGTTTAGTGCAAGTATGGCGGTCATACGAGGGAATGCAAGTTCTGCGTTTAATACGCTGATCACGGCGGCAATGCCCGCACTCAATTCTCTTATGTCGGTGATAGCCAAAGCGACAACATATCTGAATACATTTATATCCTTACTGTTCGGCAAGACGGTTAAGAGTGCAAATGCGGCGGCATCTGCTACTAACGGACAGGCTGCAGCATTAGATAAAGCGGGTAAGGCGGCAAAGAAAGCAAGTGAATATCTGAATGCATATGATGAGATGAATGTGCAGGCATCCGACAATGATTCTTCCGGTGGTGGCGGGGGCGGTGGTTCAGATCTGACTTACACCGAGGATGCCGATGTAGAAGGTCAAGTTGCTAAGTATCTTGACCGTATCAAGAAAGCATGGGAAAAGGCTGACTTTACGGAGTTTGGTACTATGCTTGGCAATAAGATCAATGGTGTGTTGGAGAACATTGATTGGAGTGGAATCCAGACGGGAGCAACAAAGTTAGGAAAGTCACTTGCTACGTTCCTTAACGGATTCTTCGAGACTCCGGGATTATTCTCAAATGTTGGTAAAACGATAGCAGAATCATTAAATACTGCAATAGATGCTTCGCTTGGATTTGCAGAGAATTTCCACTTTGATTCTGCCGGACAAGCAATAGCAGATACAGTCAATGGATTCTTTAAGACTTTTGACACTACTGGATTGGCACAAAGTATTCATTTGTGGATTCAGGGGGCATTGACACTTGTTTCTACAATGATGAAAAATACTGATTTTGAACAGATTGGTAATAAAATAGGGGATTTTCTTGCACATTTAGATCTGACCGATTTTTTAGATGATATTGCATCTATTGTATGGGAAGCTATTAAAGGCGGTTTCAATCTGGTAAAAGGCATGTTTGAGGAAGCTCCATTGGAAACTGCTTTAATTGCCGCATTGGGCATTCTACAATTCAGTGGGTTATCTTCATATATTGCAGAACGTATAGGAACTGCATTGTCTACTTATCTAGCTGCTAATGGAATATCTATTAAGGGAGCACTGATTGGAATAAGCTTGTTGGGATGTTCGTTTGCTCTTGCAGCAGGTGAGGCAGATACAATTGGAGATTCTATTAAAATGTCAATAGGGAGTGCGGTTGCGGCTGCACTTGGTTCTGGTATTTTATTAAAGAGTCTTGGACTTGCTTCGACTATAACAATTGCTGGAGTAACAGCATCTATACCCATTATTGCTGCTGTTGCTATTGGATCATTTAGTATTGGAAAGCATTTGTATGAATCTGTACCGGCAATACAAGAATGGGCAGACAGTTTTTGGGAATTATTACTTGGTGGATATTCATGGAATGAAATATGTCAAGCCATATCGGATGGAGCTATTTGCGATATCACCCTTACACCTGCACTTCAAAGGATGTCTGGTGATGATACGATAACAACACAAGAGGTTATAGATGCAGGGGCTCAAATGATTAGTGATGTGATAGATGGCATTAAGTCAATACCAGGGCGAGTTGTTGACTTCACATTAAATGTAAAGGCATCGGTTGAAGACATTAAGCAGAAAGCAGCGGAAAAATGGAATGAAGCGAAAAATTGGTTTGATGATAAGAAATATCAGATAGCAGTCAAAATTGATGATATAAAATCGAAAGCTTCAGATTTGTGGAGCAATGCGAAGGATTGGGCAAAAGACAAGGCTCTTTCCTTAGGTGTTAAATTTAGCAAATCTGCGGGAGATTTATATAACGATATAAAAAAAGCGTGGGGTAAGGTTAGTGGGAAAACATTCTCTATTAGAGTTAAGTTAAATAATACTGCAAAAGGATTGTTTAACTCATTTAAAACAGCATGGGGGAAAATTAAAACAAAACTGAAATTCCCTATGCAAATGCCACATATCAGTTGGGGTACAACTCAAAAGACGATATTAGGAAAGAAGATATCTGTACCATCGTTAAGTGTTAAATGGTATGCTAACGGTGGTTTCCCAGACATGGGGCAGTTGTTCATTGCCCGTGAGCGTGGAGCCGAGATGGTTGGTAACATTGGCGGCAAGACAGCCGTAGCCAATAACGATCAGATTACAACTGCTATTGCGGCAGCCGTAGGACCAGCGGTGTATGATGCCATGATGAGTGCTATGGCGAATGGTGAGAGCGGACAGATCAACCTTAACTTAGAGCTTGGCGGTCAGAAGATTACAGACTATGTAATCCAGGATGTTAAGAATCGAACCTTTGCGAGCGGTGGCAGAAATCCGATTCTTGTATAAAAAGGTAGTTGCTAATAATGTCAAAATGCTCTATAATATATGTAGAGCCTTGAGCCAAGAATGTAGAATAAGATTTCTACGTCCTTGGCTCTTTTTGTTTTTTTACAGGTTCATGGCAATGATAGTGATTGCAACACGAAAGCAGCGGATGTCACCCCTTTCTAGATTGAGGCTGTTTCATTGCCATAAAATAAAAGTGATGTAGGAAAGGATGAGAGAATGAATAATTTAACAATCTATGAAAACGAAGAATTTGGAACAGTGAGAACAGTAGTGGTTGATGGGGAACCGTGGCTTTGCTTGGCGGATGTGTGCCGTGCATTAGAGATTGGCAATGTAAGTCAGCTTAAAACCAGACTTAAACAGGATGGGGTCATTACTAATGAGGTCATCGACAGCTTAGGAAGAAAACAGGTTGCAACATTTATTAACGAGAGTAACTTTTATAAGACGATTTTCCAGAGTAGAAAGTCATCTGCCGAGGAGTTTACTGATTGGGTAACATCAGAGGTTCTTCCATCTATTCGAAAGACAGGATCTTATAATCTTCCGGGGACATACAAGGAAGCTTTGCAGCAGCTTCTTATCCAAGTGGAAGAGAATGAACGTCTTGCGTTGGAAAATTCAGAAATGAAACCAAAAGCGGAATACTTTGATGATCTGGTAGACAGAAAACTGCTTACGAATTTCCGTGATACAGCAAAAGAGTTAGGTGTAAAGCCTAAGAAGTTCCTTGATTTCCTTGAAGATAAGAAATACATATACAGAGATGCACAAGGTACAATCAAGCCATATTCGGAAAAGAATGATGGATTATTTGAACTGAAAGAATACAAGGGCAGATATTCTTCTCATGCCGGACAACAGACGTTGATTACTCCAAGAGGTAGAGAGGTATTTAGATTGCTCTTAAAATAGAGAGGAGAGCAGAGATATGGCAACATATGATGTCTTGTATCTGGGCGGAGTGAAAGTTGCCACTCCGGCAGAGAATGGAATTACGCGAAGCGTTAATAAGACATGGTCGGAGAACTCTGGACGTACAAGTGCCGGAAAAGCAGTTGGCACGATCAAATATATAAAGAAAAAGCTTGAAATCACATGGGGTAAGCTTTCTGCTTCTGAATTGAAGAAGATTGAGGATGTGGCGAATGATAAAGATAAGCCTTTTAAGGAAGTGAAATACCGCGAAGTGGATGGAAAGATGCAAACAATAACCTGTTATTTTGGTGATTCTGTAGCACAGATATACCGGTATCAAGACGGTAAGGCACAGGTCACTGGATATAAAATAAGTGCAATTGAGCAGTAAAGGAGAGTGGAATAATGTTAAAGACTACAGTATCAAAAACAATTAGCGGAACATCTGTAATCGACAATGCGATGGTAGCGAGCATGACAGCAACGATTAGCGAAGAAGGGAACATTTCTATTTCAAAGAATGTGTACAACAAGGATCTCTATAACCAGAACAAAGCTGCTGTTCAGAAAGATATGGCAGATTTTGAGACAGGGATATTCAAGGAGGATGAATAATGAAAAATATTGATATGGTTCAGAATGTCAACAGATTAAATGAATTTGTTGCGAAAGACAAGGTAATGCCAATAGATCTGTCATTTGCTATTTCTTCCAATATTAGCGAAATGACACATAAGTTGGAGCCTTATGAGATGGAGAGAAAGAAGCTTTTAAATAAATCACAGGAAGTAGATGCGGAAAAGCTTCAGGAATTGTTTGATATTGACGTAGATGTAGATGTTCGCAAATTCCCGAAAGAATCACTTCCGGAAGATTTGACCACAAAAGATATTGTGGCATTAAGCTTCATGATTGAGTAACTATAAGAACGAGAGCGCCTAGAGCCATACAGTGAATCAGAATGAGAGATATCTGGTTTACTGTGTGGCTTTTTTATTTATATGAGAAAGGTTTAGCATGAGAACATTCGGAACAGACGTAGACAATTTAATACTTGAAGAATATCATGCCGGTATAAATCGATATAATGTGATTCTTTACCACAATGGCAAGAAGATAGATCCGTATATTAAAAAGCTAACCGTTCATTTTATGGGAAATCCCGTTCCGTTCGGCAATATATCCAAGCACTACTTCGAGTTAAATACTGACTATATGGATTTCTTAGAAAAAGATGAGGTAGAGGTTCGTATTGAGAAGAATAGTGTTGAGATAAAGGTCTGCACCTTTTATATTAAGACGATCAATAAAGGCGAATACATGGCTTCTTATACTGCATTTTCAAGCTTATTGGAGCCGGAGAAGATAGCATTGTATAAGATAGACGAGGATCCGGAATGGCGAGTTGCATGGAATAATAGTGCTAAGACAATCAAGGAGATATTAGATATATTTTTAAAGCCTGCAAATTTGTCTATGGCAGAATATCCTTCTTATGACGGAACATTTGTTTCGTTGCATGCGGATTGGGAGAATATGACACTCTCACAGTTGATATGTGCTTGTGGTATTTTGGAAGGCTGCAATTATGTTCTGATCGGAAATACATTCTATCCGGTACGTCCAAGCAAAGCTGTTGCTAAGTCATATGATATCGGAGAGTGTGTGTATTCAGAAAACTTATGGCAACGTAAGACAGATCTATGTTGTGGTAAGTTGGATGTCGGAATAAAAGTATGGGAATATGAGAACTACACCAGTGAAGATCCTTTAATGGGTTCCGTGGTTTCTTTTATGGAAAGCAGTATCGAATATAATAATCCGTCAAGTGGTACAGGGGTAATATCTGCTAATTTCCCACTAATTCCAGGAGAGAATAGCAGCAAGATTAAAGAGTATATGATAAGTAAACTTTCACCATTTATCGGAATGGATATGAATAGCTATACTATCGAATATCTAGGTGATGCATTTATTGAACCGGGAGATAAAGTGAAGTTCTATGATGATTCCCGGTTAGTTCAGTTCTACCCAAGTGAAATCATTTGGGAATGGGATGGCGGTCTTAGATGTACTCTAAAATCGGAGATTGTACAGGAATCTGGAACAACGGAAGCAGAAGTTTCTTTAAAGGAGATAGTCAACACGATTAACAGTGTTGCAAATACGCTTCAGAATGTCCGGTACAATAGCGTTACTACTAAGACGTTGGAGGCGGATGCGGCTAATATTGGATTGCTAAAGGCAGAGCAAGCGGATATCAAATATGCGACGATTCAAAGCCTTAATGCTACTGATGCTAAGATTACCGCATTGGACTCGGCTACAATTAAGACGGACGAGTTGTATTCCAAAGTAGCAGATCTTGACTATATCAAATCTGATCATGCAGATATTGCAGTTATTAAAAACACCATGATTACCACGGACACCCTTAAGACGGAGATTGCTAAGATTGGTTATCTGACAGCAGACGAAGCAGATATACGATATTTGACAGTGTCTACGGCCAATGCAACATTCTTACATGCAGATATGTCAGACATGGATATAGCCAAGATACAGACGTTATTTGCTACGGCAGGTATCGTTAGTGATATGACAATTAAGGATGGTCATATTACGGGTGTTTTGGATTCCGTGACAGTTAATGCCAATAGTATCACAACAGGCACGTTGTCAGTAGATCGGCTGGTTATTCGCGGTAGTGAGAAATCATTAGTGTATGAACTCAACAATATATCGGGAGCGTTGCAGGCTAAAAGTGTAGATACGCTAAATGGCGAAATACTCACACAACGGACTATTACCGCTGACAAGTTGGTTGCTAAGTCTATTACATCAAATGAGATCAAAACAGGAACTATTACTTCAGACGAGATCAAAACTGGTACAATCACTGCTGCTAATATCAATATGATAGATTTGGTTGGTGACTCTGCTTTTATTAACAGTCTTAAGACTAATACCGTTATCGTCGGTTTGCAGAATGATATTAACGGGATTAGTGTTGGTGGGAGGAATTTAATTAGAAATACTGCAAACGGATTTACATTACCGGCATCTAGTTCGAATTGGAATTACTATCAGTTCGTTGTAACTACTTCGCCGTTAGAGGTTGCTGTTTCTTATACTGTTAGTTTTAATGTTTCATTTATATCCGGTAGCGATTCGAAGATTACTGTTGGGCTATTTAATAATGACTTGTCTTCGTGTAAAGCTAGAGTTGATTGCCCCGTTAGTTCCGGTCGAGTAGAGTGTGTGTTAGCTCCTGGATCAGAAGGCGCTAATAAGTTATTAATATATGCTGGTTTTGTGGGAACAACAGCAAATAAAAGTATAAGAATAACAAACCTCAAACTCGAAAAAGGCAACCGCGCCACAGACTGGACACCCGCACCAGAGGATGTGGATAGTCTTATATCCGCAGCACAGAGTACAGCAGACAGTGCTAAATCAGTAGCCGATTCTGCGGTTTCTACAATTGGAAAGTGGTGTTACAACAACGACATCACCTACATAAATGGTGGTAAGATCTACACCGGAACCGTAACCACTGACAAGTTGGCTGCTGACTCAGTTACCGCGGATAAGATTTTAGCAGGGGCTATAACGGCAGATAAGTTGGCGGTTGACGCTATTACTTCCCGAAATTATGTTAAGGATACCTCCGGAACGAAGATATCTTTGGCTGACGGTAGTTATGACAGTAAGTATACGAAGATTGACAGCGAGGGTAAGATAGAGTGTTCGGATATTAAAATTACTGGTGGGAATATTGATTTAACAGCGGAAGACTATAATACCGGAAAGATTAAAATAAGCTATCAGAACAGATACGCTAAATTGTCTTCGGTTGGATTAGAATTTTATGATAAGTTTATTGCTTCTAACGGACAATCGGTCGAAATGACAGCATTTCACGAAATTGAAGGCATTGATTTAAAATATTATTCGCAAAGTGGAAAAATAAATGCCGGTGTGTCTTTGGGATATGGGGCATCGGACAGTGGTGATGGAGAACCGTATTTGGAATTGTCGAGATATATTAATGGAAAACTATATAACACATCTATCTATGCCAATTATATAGTATCGACAAATGTTATGACAACATCCGGAGTCTCCCTCAACGACTTAAAGACCGAGCTCTCAGCATTACAGACTAATGTCGCCACCTATTATCAGCCATTCGGACTCGGAAACAGCATTAAAAGTGGACAGAACCTTAACGAGTTTTATTCCGGTGTTATACTAGGAGCCGGAATGGGGAATGCACCGAATAGCGACTGGTGGTTAGTTGTGAGTGGCGGAACAGGGGGAACGACCGTCCAAAGGGCGTACAATCTATGGAACGGACAATGTTATTATCGTTACTGTGCATCCGGCAATTGGTCTGGGTGGGGTGGTACACTTAATTGTGGTGATATAACAGGAACAGGTGCGATAACAATATCAAACGGTAATATGACCTCCGCAGGTGTTATAACGAATGCGCTTCGCATGCCAACCAGAGCAAGCACACAAACAACTGCAAAACCAAATTGTTATATTGATTCTAATGGTAACTTTTTCAAGACATCCACCGCATCATCACAAGGTGTTAAGGATAATGTTAAATTACTGGAGAACGAGGATCTGAACCCGTCAAAATTATATGACGTGAATATTTATCAGTTTAAGTATAAATCGGCTTATCTGTCAAACAAAGAAGATGTCAGATATCAACAAGATATGATTGGATTCATATTGGAAGATTTGTTTAATAAGTATCCAATAGCGGTGGATCGTCATATGAACGATGCTGGCGAAATGGTATATGACAGTTGGAATGAACAATATCTCATCCCGGCAATGCTGAAGCTTATTCAGGATCAGCACATGCAACTTATTAACCAAGAAATGAAAATTAAGATGTTGGAAGACAAAGTAATGTTTATGTAAAGGAGAGAATATCATGGTTAAATTACAAATTATCTTCGCTTCGGCGGCAAGTAACAAGTTTATTATGCTCGTTTTATTGGCAATTGTAGGAGATACCTTATTCGGGTGTTTCCGTGCAATCAAGGAGCATAGGTTCAATTCAAATTTTGGCATTGATGGAGCAATCCGGAAAGCAAGTATGGTAGCAGCCATTCTGTTCTTCGTTTTTGTGGATTACATAGTAAAAATCAATCTGATCGGATTCATTCCGCAAGAAATCCGTTAATATCTGAAAGTACAGAGTATCGGCATGACGGAGTTCTTTGCACTTCTGTTTATAGCGTATGAAGCAGTCAGCATTATCAAGAATATGGTACTGTGTGGGCTTCCGGTGAAGAAAGTATGGTTGTACCTTAAGACATTTCTTAGTAAATACACAGATG